ATCATTAACTGATTTACATAGAAAGCATTTCTAATTGAGTTTCTTCTTTGCTCTTCCATGTTTAAACCTAATGGAGTGTTAGCACCAATATTTAATGTTTCAATTCTATCTCTTGTACCAGATCTATAAAAATTTAATCCACCAGGTACAGTTCTTACCGGTAAAATAAATCCATCATCTGGAACTAATAAAGGCGGATCAACTTGTTTCTGTGCAGACTTGATTGTAGTCTTAGACATTTCATTTAGCATTTTAACATCTGGCAATGCTGTCATCGCAGGTGATCTTCCATAAATTTCATGAGATGCTTTTAAATATCTTGGTACTACAAATGGAAATTCTCTAAATCCAGATACAGATAACTCTTCACCTTTAGCTGTCATATATACAGATTCAAAAGGCATATTAGATTTATCTTGCTTCTTGGGATTGAAATCTGATCTTGGATAGATTGCATGTATAATATCTATTTCTTCGTATGGATCTTTATTAGCAATAACTTCAAAGTCTGCGTTTGCTCCAAACTTTTGTATCGCAGCTCTAGCACTTAATTTAAATTTTCTAAATACTGTATCAATTCTACCTTTGTCATTTTCTGCAATGTAAACTTCATTAATGTGTCTTGTTGAAAATTTTAAAATATCTTCCTCATCTTCTTCAATAAACATCGCAGCTGTACCAAATGTAATTAGATCATGATACAACTCAAATATTTCTTGTTGAAAGTTTGAACGATTGAATGCTGCGTACATTGTTTCTGTAGCATCTTCTAACCATTCTTTTGCCTCATCTTGATTTTCCATATCGTTTTCTTTGAATCGCAAAGAGAACCAAGGTGTAGAAGGATTAGTTAACATACCATGAAGTGATGCTGCTAGTAATTCTACTGATTGTAATGGTGAACCATCAAAAATTAATTCTGTTCGTTTATCACCTTTAGATCTAAGTTTAGTTACATCTGCTTTTCTTGGCATCATGTAATCTGCAACTTCTTGCCAATGTGTTTCCCAATTTTGTCTTTGAGTTGTTAAACGATCAAATCTTTTAATTAAATTTTTTGTTAATTCTGTTTTTGCCATTATGAACCTAATAAACTTCGTTTACCTAAAGTCAAGCCGTCACTTACTCCTTTAGATGATGTTAGTATTGTTAATGATCTACCTTGTCTTTTATTTTTTCTTTTAATGTAAGTTGGATCATCTGTATCTACTGTTGCTGCGTCTGTTGCATCTGTTGCAGAACTTTGAGAAACTTCTGCTGTAGTTGGTGCTGTCATTGTAGCATCTGTAGGTGCTTGTACAACTTGATTACCACCACCATTATCTCTTTGAGTAACTGTTCTACCGTAAGCATCTACTTCACCTCTTCCTCTTGCTCTAATATAATCTTCATAAGTATCGTATTTACTTTTTCCTGCAGGTTTAACTTTTTCTTCAAAAAATTTTCTATTAACTTCTTCACCTTTTGTAAGACCACCTATGAGTGTTGCTATTACTGGTTTTGTTTTAAGTTTTAATTTAGTTAATGTAGATACTTTTGATTTTTTTGTATTAGAAAAACCATCATCTGATCCACCAGCTGAAGCTGAATTACTTCCCATAATTATTCTCCAAATGTTAAAGAAGATTTAGTTTCTTTAGTTTCTTTTATTTTTGGTTTTTTGATTTCTTCTGTTAAAACTAAAGGTTCTTCTTTTTTAATTTCTTTTTTAACAACCTCTTTTACTTTAGGTTTTTTTTTAAATAATTTTTTAATACTTTTAATAATCATCCGATTTACCTAACAATGTATCTAGTGCTTCTTCTTTTGTATCTTGAATACCAAGTGGTCCAGTAAGTATTGTAGACTTACGACCTCTTCTTCTTCTTGCAATAGCATCTTGTTCAGATTTTATTCTTGCCTTTTCCTCATCACTTAATTCTGACTTTGGTGGTTCTGGTGGCGGTGGCGGTGGTGGCAACGCTGGCATTTTTGGTTTAAATATTGATCCCATAATTATATAATCCTATAACTATTATCTGCTACACTTTGTGGCGCAGATTGTCTAGTATTTAATTCTTGTAAGCCAACAGACAGATACCTCATACTATCACAAGCATGACTCGACCAATCGTGATTAGGCTTTGATCGAAACATTCTGTTTTTGTCAACATACTTCCTATGGTAATGTCTTAACGCATCTATGAGTTTTTTGCAATGGTCTACATCAATATAGCATCTTGGCAAAGTCATTGTGGTGGCGTGAATACCATCTTCTAATGGTATCTTCGGCACGACTTTGAAGCGCACACCTAATTGATAGGCTACCTCACGTCTTGTTTTGCCATTACTAAAATCCGTAACTTCGATGTCATGCGGAGCAAAGTGATCTTTGTAGATATATTCTTTAGCATTTATAACTTCTATATAGTGCGGTAAACCTTGACCTCGTTCCTCATAATAATCAATAATGTTTATTGATGAACCTAATTGTTGAAAAAATATTATTGCGGTGTGGTCTGAAACTCCAAGATCCCATGCAGTGGAGACAGGCAAAGAAGGATCATAAGGAACTCTTGCTATCTGTTTCTTATCTTCCATTTTTGCTAATGCATCCGCATAGATTGCGCCTTCGATGTTTGCAATCCAATCACACTCAAATTCTTGCATATACTTCTTTTCACCCATAACTTCTTTTGCTTTATCTAACTCTTCCTGGTCGACTATCTTTGTTTGACTAGCTTTAGCTTTGTAGTTAAACCAATCTTCCGCACCTTGAGCATGTTGATATAAATCATAAAAGTTATTATTCATTCCTGCAGGAGTTCCAATAAAGACGCAGTATCCTTTTCTGTCTGATAGTGCCGGTCTAATTATTTCTGGAAATAATTTTTCTGAAACATTTGCGTACTCATCGATGACACATCCATCCAGGTAGATACCTCTAAGACCATCTGAGTTCTCTGAACCTAATAATGTTATTCTGCTGCCATTTGGCAAATCTACTCTTAACTCTGTTTCGTTAAACTTTGTGTAAGGAATCTTGGCAGTGAACTGCTTTACATAATCCCAGGCTATCGCTTTTGCTTGTTTAAAGGTTGGAGCAATGTAAGCAAACCTAGGATTCTTCGCTTTAGTTAATAATGCAGAACGTATTAGATGGTTGATCATACATACTGTCTTGCCAAACCTTCGGTGGCAGACCAGCACACTCCATCTGTATCTTGAGATTTGCTGGTGTAGATAGGCTTGATGTTTTCTTGGGGTATAAGGGATTTTTATTTCCATTCTAATGTAGCATCTTAGATCTTTCTATACTGGATATTGGATGATATTCTATTCCTAATGTAGCCATTACATATTCACTAAATAATTGTGCAGATTGTTTATTGGGGATACCAAAGAATTTAATTACAACATTATTGGTTTTTTCATCAATATAGCAAACACAATCAAAATCTTCCGCATAATAAACACTCATATACTACATCTAGTTTATCTGGGTACAAAAGCAAGATGTCTGTGTGTGTGTTGATAAATCCCATGTATATATATAAGAAAAACGTAGCACGTTTTGAGGGGTGTAGGGGTGGTATAAATTTTAAAATTGTATGTAGTTTGTTAGTAAAAATTACTAATGATAACTTATGATTATTAATAGTAATTCCTATAACTATTAATTATCGGAAAATTAAAACGGCTTATTGTTTCCGTTGCTCTTATCGTGTGTATTAAATTTTATTTGCTCTGTTAAATTGAACCAACTTTTTATTGGTCTAGAATAAACTCTTTTAATTGGTCCAGATAAACCCTCATTATAAACTTAGAACAATTCTAAACTGTATTCAGCTGCGACATATTGCGCATATAAAAATTTAATTATTTTTAGTAATCTTTTTTAAAAAATGAAAGGAAAAAAAAACATGAAAAAACAATATAAAATAGATAAACTTGATTTTAATCAAATTAATTTTATTGAGCAATCTTTAAAAAAGCATATTGAATATTATCAAGACTTAAACATTAAAAGACCTAATAATGATTTATATATAAACGCCTTAAAAACTGTAAAAGATTTATATATAAAAACTAATTTAATTAGAACTTCCAAAAATGAAAAGCCACAAATAAGAGTTATTTTACCAAAATTGAAAGGGGGTGAATAATGGAAGGTTTTCTAATTGTTACAAAATGGGTTTGTTTAATCTTATTATCTGTTGTGGGTATGGT